TCAGAGCACTACCGCCTTGTGGTCCGGCAATGGTACCAAATTTCTCACGTGCTTCACCAATGATCATTTTACAGTTGGCCACCATGTAGTCTCGTAGCCATTGACGTATTTGAAAGTCATTCAATAGATTGAACTCGGGTTTTAAGTTATAACTCCACAGCAACACAGTTTCGCCCGAACCTTTGGGGTCGCGGATCAGTTGCAGTTTCTTTGTGACAGGATTCCAAGTGTAGTTCATGTAGGCACCAAACATGCGTCCTGCCAGCTCAATGTATTGGCTGTAAAAGTCGTAGGTGGCCAGACCACCGGCCACGTTGAAATTCATTAGATACACGTTGATACTTGCCTGTGCAAACGGATCAAAGTTTGATGCAAATGGACCAGAGCTGTCTCCGAACGTTCTGCGAAATATTTGGCGCACACTCACAACTTCTTGCGGCAATTCATAGATGTTGACATCTTGCACCAACTGCATGAAACTGTAACTTTCTTCATATGCGTTGTTGGCTCGTTGGCGGTAAGTGCCAATGGTTTTTTGATAAGCCGCTTCGTAGTGTGCAGGATCTAGTTCAAGATCAATGATATCACCGCCCAATTGAAGCTTGACATATTCGATCAAGTTTTGCTTCAGGGTGGGCAGTGATTGTTGTTGCTGTTCTGGCATGTGGGACTCCAAGTCCCTGTATTTACCAGGCTTTGAGTATGACCAAGTTCTCAGTTCCGCGTCCGTTGAATGGAGTCTCAGTTGTGGTAAGGTCTTTGTAGATCTTACGTGCTGCCGGCTTGCCTGCGGCTTGTACTGCTTTGACAACATCTGCTGGCTTGCGCACAGTTTTCTGCATGGTCTCAATGGTGCTGAAGCCAATGATACTGTTGCTTTTCACAGTGAATGCCTGTGTGTGACTGTCAGCCACAAGATGGATCAACTTGCGCTTCTTGGTATCGTACAACCAGGCTTCTGCTTTGTCCACAAGACTTGCGGCTGGCAAGCCTTTAAGTTTGAGCTCAGGAAAATCCATCAGCACTTTGAACTTTGCGGCACGTTTCTCTGGCGGCACTGACTTGACTTTACGTGGTTTGCGTTCCACTTTCTTGATCTGTACATAGGCACCGCAGTCATTGATCACCGCTTCGCAGAACTTCACAAGATTACGCATTTGAATTTTGCTGAAGTTGCTGTAGCCCTCAACCAACTGTGCATCTTTGCCCTCAATCACTGTTTCAAACTCTGCAAGTTTGTGCTTCCACAAGTTGGCAATGTCTGAAATCATTTGAGGTGCTACATTCAGTCCGCGGATAACCATGATAGGCTTGTAGTCTGCACTCATCTTGGCGCCAGCTGTCACAAACTCATCAAACATGCCGTCTAATTCACCAGCACATTCTGACACCTTTTCACGGAGTCGATCTTGAATGTTGGGTTTGGCCACCACAGGTGCGACTTCTGCTACCACCACCTCAGGTTCACGTGCAGTTAATATTTCTTGGATATAGCCTTCCAGTCGCACTTGTTCTGTGTCTGTGAGTTCCAAGCCCACCATGCTCATGCGGCACAGCCATGCAGTGGTCAGTCTGACTGCTGAATCAGGCACTCCTTTCAATGCACGAACATCTGCTTTGCGTCCATGACTTTCCAAATAAGCCACCAGCATCTCACGTGCGTCCTTTTTGCCATAAAAGTAATTGTACCATGAAAAGGCAGCACTAAGTTGGCTGGTGCGATCGTCTGTGGGTTGCACACGCCATGCAGGTTCCAACCCTGTGTATTTGGTATCAGGACTACGAGGGTTCAATGGCTTGACAGCAATTCGTGTTGCGTTCATGCGGGCTCCTTAAATTATATGTAATTATAACACAAATGGAATTTTTGGTCAACCCCAAAAGCCCTTTCGGGCTCAGGGTTAAAACACATGTCCTTTAAATTGCTCGTAATCATAAAATGCAACCAAAGTACTACCACGGAAAAACACTGTGATGCCACCCAAGTCCTCGCGCACATCTGCCCCAGTTGTCTCTGCAATAAAGTCCGTAGCACGAGTCTCAAGTGCTTCCATCAAGTCATCACCATCGGTTTCAAAACTGGCAAGAGCCTCTGCTTCATAATTGATGCTGTAGTTTGGTGCTACACTGTTGATTATCTCGCTGTGCAAATCGGTAACTAAATCACTCATTGTTGGCTCCTTTGTTGTTAAGTCCGTATTATAGCATTTTGGCAATTATTGGTCAACCGGATGCTGCCGTCCAATTTTGCTATAAATACACTATGATCTTCTGTGATAACAAATATACCCAATGGTACTACGATATTATTAATCGAGCTCAAAATCGAGTGTTAACCAACGACCAGTACAGTGAAATACATCATATTAAGAAATTAGCAAAGGAGAACTAAAATTCCACGCCTGTCACTCTATAGACCAAATCGCACTAAAGATTATCAATTTTTTGACCGCACCATTCGTGAAATGTACACTGTTGGCGGGGTCGACATGTATGTTCACAAATATCTGGGCCCAGAAGCAGGTGGTGCGGACTCTACCTTGAGCGGCAACTTTGATGCCACGCAACCTGTGTACGAAGATCAAAGTGTGCTGAACATTCAAGACCTTCTGTTATTGGAAAATCGTGACAGAATCTATTCCACGGACATATACACCATGCGTGGTGTGTTCAATCATCAAGACATTGATTTTGATTTGACACAATTTGGCTTGTTTCTAAACAACGACACGCTGTTTATTACATTTCACTACAACACCATGATTGATGAATTTGGTCGCAAACTCATGAACGGCGATGTGTTGGAGCTGCCTAACCTAAAAGACTATCATCCACTCAACAGTGAAATACCTTTGGCCATTCCCAGATACTATGTGATACAAGATGCTGACTTTGCAGCCGAAGGATTCAGCCGTACTTGGTTGCCACACTTGTGGCGTGTCAAAGCCACACCTTTGCAAAATCAACAGGAATACAATGACATACTCAAACGTCCATTCATGCCCGAAAACATCTGGGACAATGATAATTATTATCCCACTGGCACAGTGGTCAATTATGGTGATACCTACTACACTGCTCAAAAAAATGTCACAGCAGGCACTGCCATCACAGACACCACAGCTTGGCTACCAGTGACCAATCCGCCCAGCATCAGTGATGTGATCAGTACCAGAAGCAAAGATTACCAGATCAACGACGACATCCTGATTCAAGCCGAAGTAGAAACTCCTGCATCTGGATATGACAGCAGTAAATTTTACATTGTGCCCACACAAGATGGTGAGCCAGCCAATCCCAGTGGCATCACAGCTGATGGTACTACCACTGTAGACGGTACACAAGGTGGTATGGATGTCACGCCAAAAGGACAAGGCTATGCTGCAGGCTATATGACTGGCGGTGCTGTGGCTCCCAATGGCTTGCCTGTGACGCCAGCTGTGGCATTCCCGCCCAGCCCTGTGGCCGGTGATTATGTGTTGCGCTTGGACTACAAACCCAATAGACTGTTTCGTTATGATGGCAAGCGTTGGGTCAAGATCGAACAGAAAGTTAGAACCTCTCTTGACAACGGACCACTAAATCAAAGCCTTCGCAGCAGTTTTGTAAATAACACAGCCACGGTGAATACCAAAGATCTAGGCAATATACCAAGCAGACAAAGCCTCAGTGAAGCATTGAAACCCAGAGCCGACAACGGCGATCAGGGCGGCTTCTTACCACCTGGCACCTAACGAAAGAACTCAAGTGAATCAATTTTTTTATGACGCTCAGATACGCAGATTCCTGTTGCAGTTCACTAGAATTTTTTCAGGATTCCAAGTAGAGTATGGCAACGAAACCGACGGTGTGAACGCTGCCGCGCTGTTGCGTGTGCCTGTGCGCTATGGTGATGCCAGTCGCAATGCACAAACCATCATACAAGAAAACAGTCGCAATGCCTTGCCGTCAACTCCATTGATGACTTTTTACATCACTGGCTTGGACTACGAACAAACACGTTTGCAAGATCCAACCTTTGTGAGTCGCATTAATGTACGCCAACGCAGCTATGACTCGGCCACAGAAACATTTGAAACCACCCAAGGCAATGCATTCACTGTGGAACGCTTGATGCCTGTGCCTTACAAGCTCACTATAAATCTTGATATTTGGACTTCTAACACCAGTCAAAAACTGCAATTGCTAGAGCAGGTGTTGACCATGTTCAATCCCAGTTTGGAAATACAAAGCACAGACAACTACATTGACTGGACCAGTTTGAGTGTGGTGTTTTTAGAACAAGTGACCTGGAGTTCAAGGACCATTCCTGTGGGCACTGACAATCCTATCGACATAGCCACTCTGAGGTTTAGTTTGCCAATCTACATTTCACCACCAGCCAAAGTGTTGAAACTGGGCGTGATTGAACGAGTGATTGCTTCAATCTACGATGCACAAGGTGACTTGAACGATGCTGTGCAAAACAATGATTTGTTGTTGGGCACTAGACAAGTTATCACTCCTTACAACTATGCCACTGTGCTGATTGGCAACAAGATTCAGGTGTTGCAGGCCAGAGACTTGGCACAAGAACCCAGCAATGATCTGCTCACTCCCGCAGGCATTGTGTCTGACAGCAATCTCATGTGGCCAGCAGTGATTGATCTGTATGGATCCTTGCGACCAGGTGTGAGTCAAATAAGACTGATACAGGCCGATGAGTCTGAAATAGTGGGCACAGTGGTTTTGGATCCCAATGACGATAGATTTTTGTTGTACAGTGTGGACATTGACACCACTCCACAAAACACCCTGGAACCTGTGGATGCAGTAATCAATCCTCTTACATCAGGGCCAAGACCCGAAGACAGTGTGCTGGCTGGTGTGAGATATTTACTGACCGAAGACACTGGAGCAGGAGTCAATCAGGATCCAGCACAGGCCTGGGTGGGTGAAAATGGTCGGCCGCTGGTGGCACATGCCAATGACATTATTGAATACCGCAACGGTGCATGGCGGGTGGTGTTCATGGCCAGCACTGCCAATGAAATTCAGTATGTCACAAACATAACCACAAGCGTACAGTACGAATGGACCGGTGATAGCTGGGTCAAAAGTTATCAAGGTGTGTATCCAGGAGGCACCTGGAGGATCGTGCTGTGAAGGCCGTGGGCGTGTGGTTTCGCAGTGTGGCCACCTCAAGATACCTTTATCTCTTGCGTAATGACTCAAAAAATCCTAGCACTTGGGGATTGCCTGGCGGCAAAGTAGAGGCCGGCGAAACGCTGCTGGGTGCAATGGAACGTGAATGCATTGAAGAACTGGGCCACATGCCTGAGTATCATCGACTGGTTCCATTAGAAAAGTTCACTTCAGCTGACGGTGTGTTCGAATATCACACTTGGATATGTGTTGTGTCGCAAGAATTTGTACCCACACTCAATCATGAACATCTAGGCTGGGCCTGGATTGACCAAGGCACATGGCCTCGACCCATGCATCCAGGATTGTGGAACACAGTGAATTTAGAATCTGTGCAACACAAGATACACACTGTAGAGCGGTATCTTGCTGTGGATTCTCAAGCCTGACTTTCTTGGAATTGCAACTGCACCTCGCCAACTGGAGTAACACTGGTTGTCAACGCTGTGACAGTCACTGCCAACACTTCGGGGCCATTGGGATAAGTGCCTGTGCCCGGAACAGCACTAGTTCCAATTTGTTTGACATTGGTCAGGTCCAACACTCCAGAATTGGTTGTTGAGATGGGTATGGCAAACAATCGTTCGCCTCCTGAAATTTGTGCTGAAATATTTTGCACCACCAGTGACATATCGTTTGCTGGAGTGCTTCCGCCGATCACATTGCCAAGAATCTTCAATGTGTCGCCCACAGCATATCCTGAGCCAGGATTTTGAACCTGTATGGCAGTGGTGGTAATGCCATAAGTGGTACCTGTTTTTTGCAGTT